GGGAAACCGGAGACGGAAGTAAGAGCGGACATGAATCCTCCATCTGATATGAACAATGCAACCCGCTCAAGCTATCACAAAACCGCCAGCTATAAGACATCAAGAAAATTTGAGTGTCGTTATAATCATGGTTTATAGCAATGAGGTTTCTACATGCATTGCCACGCTTGGAGTTTCGTGTTTCCACCACCTGAGTGTCACTCAAAGTAGACTCTATTTTTCTGCTTTCTCCGTATGATACACCCGCCGGAAACACGAAAACGCCCCTCCCCCAGCATCAGCTGAGAGAGGGGCGCGTGTTAAAAAAACAGGTGCAAAAATTTCCACAAGCATTCGAATGCGGGAATTTTCTCACACCAGAAAATCACTCACGGTTAAGTGTTGTGCCTGAAACAGGTGCAACACTTATTTTTCGTCGGAACCGTCCATGACGGTAATCCTGAGCTTGTCGAGCTTGGCCTTGACGGCCTTCTCGACCGCGGCGGCGATCTGGTCGGGGTCGGCGCCCTTGCTCTCGGCGAGGGTCTTGACCGCCTCGGTCAAAGCCGTCACCTGCGTGATGAGCTGGCTGGTCTTAGAGTCGATGCCGGCCACACGGTCGCCCAATTTTGCACCACCATGCACCGGCTGTTCGACCACGAGATTGCCCAAGGCGGACGCGTGGGTGTTCCTGTCCCACTGCGAAAGCCTGAAAAGCTCCTTCTTCGTGGCGTTCGCAGCCGCGTCCGTGCCCTGCACGCGATCACGCATCAGGACACCATTCTGTCGAAAATTCCACACGTCTTCAGCTGACATGTCGTCTCCTCCCAATAATTCGTTTGCTCTCTTGATGATCCTGTCCACCGGCAGCGCGTTGACGCACCTGTCGGGACAGCCGAAGTGGTCAGTGCCTGGCACCTCTCGATGCAGGACGATGTTCCCGGCGCGATTGCCCGAGGCGTCATGCCAGAGGGTCTTCCAACCGTATCGGCGTGCGATGTCGGCGCACAGCTTGGCGCTGGCCTCGACCTCCGCGTCGGTGACCGGAACGCCGGCCATTCCGCCCTCGTGCTCGATGGTGATGCCGCTGCAATCGGATTGCCAGTTGGCGTCGGCCCACGAGCCGTTCGCCTCGTCCACCCACTGGTAGACGCTGCCGTCGCCGCCGACCCCGTAATGGCTGGCGGCTTGGAAGCTGGAGCGCATGAAGCACGAGTCCGTGCCGGCCAATCGGCCGACCATGATGTGCAGGGTGATGTGGTCGACATGCAGGCCATTGCGCCCCTGGTAGTGATTCGGGCTGCCGCGCCATTTCGCGAAGCTTGCGCCGGTCATCAGACGGTACCGCCCGGCTCGAGATCAGCGTCAGCTTCCGTGGTGTCGGCGGTGGCCGTGGCGGTGTCCGTGGCGTCCTTCGGCTCGGTCCTGGCCACGGCGGAAGCGGCGCTCAAGGCCGCGCTCTTCGCTGCGCTGATGCCATTGACCACGCCCTCTTTCTTCAATGCATCCACGAGCTGCTGGCCAGCAAGGCTCGCGCTGGTGATGTTCTGGTTCTTCCACCAGCCGTAAATGGTTCCGGCGATGCCGATGACACCGAAGATTGAAGCGCTGACCTGCTCGTTGGTGAAAGGCAGCGGATTGATGCCGGCCAAGGACAGGCCGGCGTTGACCAGAGCGTAGAGCGTGACCACGATGGTCACTCCGGCCTTGACACGCTCGCCGGTCAATCCGGGAAGATTGGTGGTTTGTTTTTCGTTGGCGTGTTCCGCCATGATTGCCTCCTTCGGGCATAAGGAAGGCCGCCTCCGGGGAGACGGCCTTGAAAATAGTGGTCACAAATGCATATGCGCGCCGTGATTGAACATGAGGATAAGCACGAGCAATACCAGGTACGCTACGATTGCGATCATGAGATGCGTCACTGTCGGTCCTCCAAATCACGCCTTCGCGAACACGCATAAACAGCGCGAGTCGGTAGCAGCCGGCGACGGATAGAAGCTGATGTCATGTGTCGAACTGTTTACGTAGACGGTGAAATTTCCCAACAAGACCCATTCCTCGCTTTCGAGCATCGCTTTTGCCGCTGGACTGGAATCGTAAGCGAAGACAATCGCGCCCTGCTGGATACTGCCCTCGGCGTCGCCCACATCACCCTTGGGGCCTTTGAGATTCCCGACATTGGACCATGCCATATTCACAACCACCTCCTAGGCGTTGAAGGCGTACACGTTGCCGGTATCGAGGTCAAGATACAGGCTGCCAACCGGCACCCCAGTCAATGACGGCACGCCGTGGCCATAAGTCCAGCCGAGACCGTTCACGCCGTTCGTACCGTCCTTGCCGTTGATGCCGGGTTCGCCCTTATCTCCCTTCGGCCCCTGGATGGTGCCGACGTCCTTCCATCCGCGCCGACCGTATCCCACACGTACAGGTGGCCTCCGATAAGATAGGCGTCGCCTGCATTGCCGGTCGCATGTTCGGCCTTCAACGCTTCGAGGGAAGCGTATGAGCCGAGGATGGTGACGCCGGTACCGTCCTTGCCGGGCGCTCCGTCCGCGCCCTTCTCTCCCTTCGGCCCCTTGAAGCTCACGCCGCCGATCACGTTGGACACGTGGACGGTCGTGTCGTTGACGATGGAAGTGACCGTGAACAGGTTCCCATTGGTGTCGGAGATCAGATCTCCTACCGTCATCGGCGCGGATGGCGAGAGCACGCTCGTCGCCACGTCGCTGTTGCTTGAGACGGTGATGTTGGCGACGTGCAGGCTCGTGCCCGCATCCCCCTTCGCGCCATTCGTACCCGGATCGCCCTTCGGTCCTTTCAGGTTGCCGCCAGTCGCAGTCCATGCCATTTTCGCAATTCCTCCTTGGAAATCGAATCATTTTATTTTGTGAGATATGAGATGTGAGAAAATTCAGAGCCGGAGCTGATACACGTCGCCGGTCGTCAAATCGATGTAAGTATCGCCGACGATGCCTTGCGTCAGGTCGGACGGCCTACCCATGCCGCTGAGGAAACTCGCGCCACGCTCGCCCCTGCCGCCGAGCGTCACCCCGGTGTCCACGCCGAACACCGCGTCCGAATCGACAAGACCGGTTATCATCCACACCCTGCCGGTCGAATCCACGCACGTGTCGCCGACCGTCACATTGTCGGACGGTTTCAATTCGGCGGCGGGCACGTGCGCGCCCGACGTGATGACGCCGGAATACACCCGCATGCTGTGCACGAGACCGCCAGCCGTTGCGGACGAAGCCCACGACGCCTCTCCAAGCGTCGCGTAATCCAACGTCTGCACGCTGTCCGGCACGATCACTCGCCGCACGTGCGTGTAACCGCCGACCTGCTCGCGTATGGTCCAGCACCAGTCCCTTCCGGTCGGCTGCAACGAAACGAGCAGATCGCTCCCGTCGTCCGGCAGACGCGCCACGAACGGCAACGGCAGCATGATGCTCTCGTCCTTTTGGACGACGCGGCTCGTCGGCGAGCAGACCACCAGTCCACGTGGAGATGAGCCGCCGTCAGTCAGACCGTCCGGCCTGCGGAAACGAAATCGTATCCTCGTCATTGTCCCTCCTTGCCGAATGATTCAGGCATGATGTCGCCGCGCAGCTCGTCCGGCAGATGCGGTTTCGGATGCCGCTCAAGAAAGTCGGGATCGACGACCTCGCAGAACTGCTGAAGCCAATGGAACAGACGGCGCGTGTACTCCGCCAACGCGAAATACTTGCGCTGCTGGACCTCCAAGTGCTGTATCTGCTCCTCCTGCGACTCCACCTGCTCTCGCAATGGCTTGATGACGGAATCGGTCAGGATGTCGCAGGCTTTCGCGGCGATGTCGGCAGTGTCCTTGCGGCGGCTTGAGATCGCGCCGATGATGGCGCCCACTCCACCGCCCCCGACCAAGGCGACGAGCAGCGACGCCCAGAATTCCGTGTTCGAGAGATCAAACGGCGGCATCGGCTTCCCCATGGGTCGAGCCTCTTCGACTGCCGTTCCCGAAACGTCCTGTCGGCACCACACGCACCAGTCCGCTACCCAAGTCCGCGACGCCATCGGCGCTTGGATGGCCGAAACCGAAATCAATCTGAGTCAACATAACCTCCTAGAAAAAGAGAAAACCCGCCTGAAACGACGGGAACAACAAAAAACAGACAATCAGGGAACAGGACGCCTAACCCTCGACGCCATCACTGCGCCAGGTCTTCACCTCGGTGACATCCGCCAAGTCGGACACGGCAACCGTCCTGGAATCCTTGGTATCCATGTCGGCGACAACGACATCGGTCGCCGTATCACGACCCGTGAAAGTCACGATCACGCCACGACGGTAGTCGGTCCACGTCTCGCCGGACGCGTCCTTGTGGTCGAAAGACAGTCCAAGCCGCAGGAGCTGATAGACAAGACTGTCCTTCGCCGGACGCAAATCCAGCACTCCATCGGTCTTGACGACATCATCCATACTTACCTCCATATTCCAAAAATCATCTTGTGACGATCTGACGTCCGTCGATGTACAATGCGCCAGCGGTCGGGCCCGTGGCGAGCGTGTGGTTCCCCGCCCATTTCAGACTCCAGCCCGCGGCGGAGAGCGCCAAGCCCCAGCCCTGATCGTTGGTGAACTGCAAGCCGCCGGAGCCGATGGACAGTTTGCCGTATTTCACCGTCTCCAGATCCAGGCCGGTCCGGGCCGAGCATTCGACATGCGCCCCGTCTGGCGCGGTGATGCTGATGCCGCCCGCGCCGAGCTGGATATGATAGGTGACCTTCTCGTTCGCCGTGGGCTGCACGGTGATGTCAAGACCGTCCTGCGACAGGATCAGATGCCCGGAGCCGACGCCATCGTCACCGGCCACCTGGAAACTGTGCCGGTCGATGCGTGTGAGCAGGTTGCCGTCCTTGTCCAGCAGGTCGAAACTGCCGTCGGTGTTCACGAGGGCGCTCACACCGTCGAACACGCCGTTCGACTGATGGCCGGCGCGGACGCCTGCAGAAGTGAGGCTGATGCAGTCCTCCAGCGTGCCGACGCGCGATTGGGCGTCGGAAGCGTTCGACTGTGCGGTGTTCGCCGCGTCCAGCGTGGACTGGTTCTCGACCTTCGTGGCGAACTTGACATCAAGCGACTCATTGTTCTGCGTGACTTTGGAACTGATCTCCTCCGTCACGCCATCCTTGGTCGCATACTTGCCGGAAACCTCGCTGGTGATCCTTTCATGCTCCACGGTGATGTCGGATTTCGTGGCGAGACCGCTGCCGTCCGCGCCCTTGTAGGATTGCACGACACCCAACGCTATCGACTTGGACTGCTGGTCGACGTATGACTTTGTGGAATAGTCCTCCGGCGCGGGACTCCAATCTGTCGGCTTGCCGCCCTTCTCCAACTTCCACTTGCATTTCGGAGCTAAATAGATTCCGACATGGATGCTGGCCGCGTTCGCCGCAGTCGTGAAAGTCACGTGATCCGGGCCAGGAAAAGTTATCGAATCGACGAGCAGGCCGATCAGATTCCCGTCTGAGTCGAGCTGGCTTATCCTCCCAGTGAAGGTGACGTCCGCCATATCGTCGTAGGCGGACAGCGTGTATTGCGTGGACGGCGATACGGATATTGGGGTTTTGGTGCAGGAGTCCCCGGTCCAATCGTCGTCGGACTGGGAGGCGTTCGCATCCGATGGCATTCCCGTTGACGGGTCTATGTATGTTTTTATCAGGTTCGAGTCCGCAAGCAGGTTCGTCCCGCCAATCGAAAGATTGTCGAAATCAGTTTTGGTGGCGTAGGTTTGCGACACTTCGCTTTTGAAACCGCTCAGATTCTGTTCGAGGCTGCTGGTGCGCGTGACGAGGCCGTCCGCTGTTTTCCCCACCTGAGTGATGTTCGCCGTGTTGGATTCCACGGTGCTTTTGAGGCTGTTGGCGGTCTGCACCGCCGATGCGGCTTCGGATGCCGCCTCGGTTATCCTCACGGACAGGCCGCTGGCGGTCTGCTCGACCGAGGACGCCTTGTCCATCGCGCCGTTCGCGGTCTTCGTCGTCTCCGTTATCTTCGAGGACAGCGAATCGCTCGTGGCCGACAACTCCGCCTTCGTGCTGTATTTGCCGTCGGCCTGCTTCGTGGTCTGATAATCCTTGCTGATCGTGGCCTTCAGCCCGTTCGCGGTCTGCTCGACGCTCGTGGCCTTGCTCAAAGCCGCCGAAGCGGTCTTCGTAGTCTGCGACACCGTGGACGACAGGCCGTTCACTGTCTGCTTCAGCTCGGTCACGCTCTTCACCGTCGTGTCGCCGCGCGTGATCTCTCCTTCGAGCTTCTGTCCGAACTCGGTCAGTTTCGTCTGCTGGCCGTTGACGGTGCCTTTGATGTCGGTGATCTGGCCGGCCAACTGGTCGCCGGTCTTGCCCAGGTCATCCGCTTTCGCGCTTACCTTGTCCACTTCAGCTTGCAAGTCGGAACGCACCTGGTCGGCCTTCGCCGCCGCGGCATCCGCCTTCTGCTGCGCGTCCTGGGCGGCCTTGTCGATGCCGCTCGTGTCCACGAGCGGCAGCTGATTGCCATCCTGGTCGATGCGATTCGCGCCATCCTGCGCGCCATCGCCAATGATGACATCCGTATCACCCTGGGTGGGGATGCGCACGGTGCCGATTCTGTGGGTCTTCTGGGTCAGGGCGAGGCGCATGGCCTTCATGCCCAGGCTCAGGCCGAGCGTCGAATCGTCTGGATTCAGTTCCACGTGAGAGGACATGACCACCTCCAAAATGTCAGACCATGGGATCATCCATGGCGTCGAATATCAGATTCACCTTGTCCGTCTGATCGCCGCTCATCTGCATGAGCCGGCACTCGTACACGCCGTCCGCGAGACTCGGGAATCCTTGAATGTCCAACCGCATCGTCTCGCCGGGCCAGAAACTGCCGAGCGGATGCAATGGAGTGCCGTCCGCGCTCATGTCGTTGGCGTGGAGTTCGCCCTTGATCTGCATGAGCGGCGCGCGATTCGCGGCGAGCACGCCGTCCGCCTGCTGGCGGAGCAGACCGGCGTCGGCGGCGTCGGTGTCGCTGTAGGTCATCTCCCGCAGCGGGAACGGCTCGTGACTTCCATTCACAAGGCTCAGGTCTTCGGACAGATGGCATAATTGCGCCTTGTCTGTGCCCGAGCCGGACGTGTACACGCGGCTGACGGCACCCAAGTGGTCGATGGTGATGTTCTCCAACGTCCCGCCATACGGGCTGCTGGAGAGTTCGATAACGGTGTCCTGCAGTATGTCTGGATCCGCGTCCGAACCTGCGACGAAGTCGAAGCGGATCGTGTCGCCGGACAGTTTCGGCCGCAATTGCAGATCCGGCCCGTTTTCCACGTTGGCGATCTTGTTCCACACGTCGGAGCATTTCAGATTCTGGATATCCCACGAATCGTATTCGCGCTGGTGCGAGCCCTTCTCGCCCCTGTAGTGCCAGTCGATGGGCAGTCCGCCACCCGGCTTGGCGTTGGTGCACAGCCAGCCCGCCTCGGCCGCGATGGCGCGGAGGGATAGATTGCCGAAGTTGATGACATCCGTGCTGGTGCTGCCATTGGCGGCTCCGTAGACTCCCTCGCGCACCAAGTATCTATCGCCGAGGAGCCCGTACAGGCTTGTCAGGCTGAAATCCGTATCGAGCGGGCCGTCCTTCCTCTGGCCTATCAGTCCGCACAATATTGGTGTGCCGATGGCATCCTCCGAATCGAGGGGGCTTGTCCAGCACAATGCGATGCTGCGCCGGTCGGGCGCGAGGAGCCGGGAGCGTTCGCCGGGCGAATCGGCCGGCACCGCCGTCCATGGGAGCTTCAGGCCGCTCGTCTCGTCCTGGCCCACGCCCTTCGACTTCGTGGTGGAAAGCGACGAGTCGGCCACGCTGACCGACCAGCTGAAATTCGGCAGATCGATCGGGCACAGCAATTGCCCGCTGATCGTGTCCACCACGTATGCGCGCCAAGCCATGCGCACCTCCTTAGCCGACGTTCACGCCGCGATCCCACACCTCCAAGGTGCGTCCGGGATAGTTCTCCTTGCCATCCGAATGGCAGATGAAATAGACGTTCTCGCCCCACGTGACGCGATGATTCCTCGTGCGCACGGTATGCCACCCGGCCTGCAATGACACCAGGGCGTTCAGGTGCACCTGCTGCCATGCGCGGCTTACCTGGAACTGGCCGCCGCCGCCCTGCACGTCTTTGCCGTCGATCTGGAAGCCCACGTACCAGCAGGCCATCTGGGTGGCGTCCTCGGTGGGCTTCTTCGGATTGTCATGCCGGCAGGCGCACGCGGTGGCGGTGTATCTAAGCTCCACCAATCGGTCGGTCGGCAAATAAAAGACGGTATCCTGCTCGAAATAATCCTTGCCGCCGTCCGCGATGTTCGACGGGCCCTCGTAGTTGCGCACGTTGCGCGCTATCAGACCCTTCGACGCGCCATAGGGCATGGCGTAGCGCTCCGCGCCATCCGTGCTGCACGACTTTGTCTGGGTCATGCCGGCGGGCACGAGCATGGCCGCCAGGCGCACCACGTCGCTCGGCACCTGGTCTATCGGCACGTCGGGGTCTGCGGCGGGGGTGCCCTGCGTGACGCCGAGCACGACCTGGTTGTCCGCATCGCCCTTGTCCAAGTCGTGCGCGCGCATCCAGATGATGTCATATCTGCTCAGCCCGGCGTTGCCGGCGGCCACCGCGGGAGTCTGGCCTCCCGGCCAGTACGCGAGCACGGCCTCGCCCTTCTGGCCGTCGGGCTGGATGAGCGCCGTGCCCGCGGCCACGCTGTAGGTGAGCCCTGTGCCTCCGGTCACGGTAAGCCCCTGAATGATGCCGTCACTGGCCCACTGGGCGCTGATGATATGCCGATGCACCTGAGGGCTGACGCCCTGCGATTTCGCGTCGGGACGAATGCCTAAAGCCGTGGTCATAAGTGTTGAACCTCCAAGCAGATAAACGTTTAGATATACGTGTCACGTGATTCGCATGTGACCCAGCCGCTGCCGGGCGTGGTGAGATTGACGGTCAGCGCGCTGCCGGCGGGTATCGTCATCCAGCCACGCTGCGAAAGCTTCGCCGTCACGTCCACGCCTCCCATCGTCGCCGTGCGCGAGCGTGTGTCCAGGAGCACCGGTGTGCCGGCGTGAATCGCGCTGTTGAAGGCAAGAGTCGAGCCCAGCCCATCACATGCCAGACGAAGAGTGCAGCCATTCGGCCACTCACCGTTAAGCGCGTAGGTCGGATATGCGCGGGAAGTGCCCTGGTTCGGCAGACGCATGACCGTCGCACCATCGGAGACCACGCCATACGACAGCGGGTACGCAAGGCCGGCATTGCCGGTGCCGTAGCTCAGACCTCCGGCCTGCACCACCGACGCGCGGGCCTCGCCGGAGTGCGCCAGCGTGGACAGGCGCTCGGGACGCTCGAAAACGAGCGTGATGGTCGAATCGGCAATGCTGCCGGACCTGTAACCCGGCTGTTGGGTCAGTGTGAGGTATCCACCTCTGCAGTAGGTGTCCTCGGCGCTGTCGACCACACGCATCGTGACCTGACGATGCACGAGCTTGCGGACACTGTCGATCAAAGCGATGAGCGCGTCACGACTGGAGGCATTGGCATTCCAGTGCAGGGTAACGGTACGCGACGCATACGAGATGTCATCCTCATCCACGTCGTGTCCACCGTCACCTTGGCCGCGAGCCGTCACATTAACCTTCGCGGCGGGAGTCGACCACCAACCCTCGATGCCACCCTTCGCAACGCACAGGCAATCAAGATCACCCGAGCCCTCGAAGCGTACCGGATCCAAGCCGGAGGCCGACAATTCAGCAAAATAAGCCATGACGGCCTCCTTATCGCAATTGGTACCTTGCGGTTCGCACGAGAATCGATGCATCCGCCCACGGGTCGGAACGCTCCGGAATATTGACGTTGAGATTCACGGTCCGATCGCCCTTGTCTCTGACTTCGCCGCCGAGGACCTTGAGGACCTGCTCCCGCGTCAGCACGAGCTCAGGCTGCTTAGTCTCATTGGCGACGAGATGCCGTCCGGGGGGTAGGATGCCGCCACGGTCGTACAAGGTCGGCCGATCCCCGACGATGCCGCCGAAAGCGTAGCCGCCGGCCCTGTTTAGGGCCGACAGGCTGCCATAACGGTGCAATGCGTAGTTCACGCCAGCATAGATGTTGGCGAGTGGATTCGTGATACCCAAGCTGCGGTACGGTCCCGCGTAGGCGTTGAAAGTACCTGGGATCGTCTGCATCAGGCCCTGCGACGGATGGCCGGCCTTAGCATTCGAATCCCAATTGTTGATCGCGTTCGGATTGCCGCCGGACTCCTGATTCATGCGCCGAAGGACGGTATCCGCCCAGCTCTCAGCCTGTCCAAGCTCCTTCAAAACGCGGATGACGAGACTGCGCCACTGTTCGACGCCTCCGCCCACGGCCCCATGGTATTGGCCGCTCTCGCTCTTGCTTTTCCACTTGTCGGTCAGAGATGAGGCGAAGCTCTTCGCCTTGTCGACCAGAGCGGATGCGGCCTTGACCGGTAATTGTCCGACCATCATGCCGAACTGGCCACCGCCGATGCCGGCAACCTGCGATTTGACCGGCGAGAGGATCTTCGACGCAACCCAGTCGCCCGGATTTTTCACGAAGCTCTGCGCAGTCTCGGACAGGTCCTCAAGCCATTTCTTCGCACCGGACACCGCAGAGCCGACCTTGCCGACGATGCCGCCGCCGGCGAACCTGAGCCCACCCATCATCATGTCCTCACGGACGGCCGCGACACCCTGACGGCGTGCGATACGATTCCAGCGATAAATGTTGGCCGCACCTACAGCACGCGTCCATTCTGGGACCATCCACGCCTCGCCGGGCGATGTCATCGCCGGAATGGAATCAACGCCTGGCGCGTAGCCAGGATTGATGCCACCCTCGGCGAATTTCACGTCCGGAAGCTTCAGGTTCAATCCGACGGCTCCCGCGACGGAATTCCATATCTTCTTTATACCATTGGTATAAACGGTGTTGACGATGAAGCTCACAGGCGATTTGGCGGCGTCCTTGACCTGATTCCAGCTTGACCGGATCCAGTCCTTCGTGGTGCTGAAAGTGTTGCCGATTGCGTTCACGGCATTGCTGATCGGCGTTTTGACGTTCTGGTTGAACCAGCCGCCGACACTGCCGAAAATGCCGGTTATGCCGTTCTTCGCGGATTGGAAAATACCGGAGAATGTTCCCGGAATGCCGGAGAACCAGCCGGTTATGCGCCACGGAACACCACCGAACCATGCGATGATGCCGTTCCAGACGGATTGCGCCAAACTGCCGGCCGACGAGAACCATCCGCCGATCGCGGAAGGAATGCCGGAAAACCATGCGCCGATCACGTTTGGAATGCCGCCGAACCAGTCGCAGACACCCTGCCAGCCGGATTCGACCCATTGCCCGGCCGAGTCGAACCATCCACCTACCGTCGATGGAAGACCACTGAAGAAGCTGCCGATAGTCGCGGGCAATCCACTGAACCAGTCGGTCAGGCCCTGCCATTTCGCGCTGATCCAATCGACGCATCCAGACCACGCCTGCTGGACCTGATCCACGCCGGACTGTTGCATTCCGCCGACACTCGAAATGGCGTTACTGGCCATGCTCGGCCAGTTCAGCGGATTGAGATTATGCAGCCAAGTTGAATTCTTGACGCCAAGGAAGGAGGAATTCTCCTGCGTCTGCTGGTACTGCTTCTGGTACTGCTCGTATGCCTTGTCACTCGTATCCTTGCCTTGGACGCCCTGCATGGCCTTCCAAAGCGTCTTCGGAGTGCCCTTCTGCAGATTGTTGGCAGCTCCGGCCAGCATGCTGCCACCCAATGCGAGGGTTCCGCCCGCGCTGCCCAGCAGCTTGCTGCCGGTCTTGCCGACCTTGTCGATGAAGGAGGATACCGTCTTCGGGACTTTGAGGTCCTTCAGCACGGTGCCGAACGTCTTCAACGCCTTGCCGCCGGTCTTGAACGCGGTGGCGATGTCCTTGCCAGTGCCGTACACGTTCTTCAAGATCTTCAAGCCCTTGCTGCCGAGCCACAGGTAAATAGCCGTGTCAAAGATGGCTCCCTGCTGTTCCGCGCTCAGACTGTTCCACATCTTCTCGATGTCGGCGATGAGCTGGATGATCGGCTTCAAGCCCTCCAAGGCGACATTGAGCGCCTTGATGGCCTTGTTCAAGTTCGAATGGTCGCCCTTCGACGGAACGTCGAAGAAGGCACTGAGTCCCGGCAGGTTCTCGACGACCTGCTTCGCCGCATCACGCAAATCAAGCAGATTCTGCTTGAAGCTGATGAGCGTGTCACGGTCGACATTCTCGAAAGCGCGGTTGAACTCGTAGGTGAATTCGCCGGTCTTGACGAAATTCACCAGTCCGGCGTACCCCCACTTGATACGCTGGTAGGCGTCCTCGATGCCCGTATAGGAGCTTTTGTCGATTTTGAACGCCTCGGCGAACGCCTTGTTGACCTTGCCGGTCGACAGGAACGCTGCCAAACCATCCCACGCGCCGCTGAACCAGTCGGTGAACTGGCCGATACGGTCGGTCATCGCGTTCAAAGCGCCGGTCAGCTGCGGTTTGACCTTGTCGAGCGCGGTCATGCCGAGTTTCTGGACGGCCGCCTCCCAATTGCCCATCGCGCCTTCGAACGTGGTGGTGGATTCGGCGGCCTGCTTGGCCACGTCGGTCATGCCAAGCTGAAGAATCGCCTTGTTGAATTCCTCGGCAGTGATTTCGCCACCGGCCATCGCATCACGGAAATTGCCCGTGTATGCGCCGGCCTTCTTCATGGCGTCCTGCAGTTTGCCTGACGCGCCAGGAATCGCGTCGGACAGCTGGTTCCAGTTCTCGGTGGTCAGCTTGCCGGCGCCGGCGGTCTGCGTCATTACCATCGCGACGGACTTGTATGCTTCGGCTCCGCCGCCCGCCACTGCGGTCAGGTTGCCCGCGGCCTCGGCGAGCTTGCTGCAGTTCTTCACGCCGTTCGACGCAAGCTGGGCCGTGGTGTTGCGGATGTCGGAAAGGTTGAAGACCGTTTTATCGGCGTAGTCCTGCGTGCTTGCGGTCAGCTTCTTGATGGTATTGTCGCTCACGCCCGCGAAGCTCATGGTGCTGGCGAACTTCTGCGCCGAATCCGAAGCGTCGACCATCGAAGAGCCAAGCGACGCGAAAGTGGAAACCGCCTTGCCGACGACACTGGACGTGAAGCCGCCGACTGCGCCGGCCATCGCGCTGAACCTCGCGGTCATACGACGGCTGGTCTCACTGAACCGCGATTGCGCTTCAGACAGGCCGCTCGTGGAGGACTTCGCCAAATCGGCGGCCTGCTTCCACTTCTGCAAGGCATTGCGGAAACCGCCGGTCGCGGTGCTCGCTTTCTGCTGCGCGGCCGCCAGCTGCGTCTGCGTTTCCTTCAAACCGTTTTGCGCGGCGCGGATCTGCTCTTCGGCGTTCTTGTACGCCTCGTCCTTCTGACGGGCCTTGCTCCGCGCGTCATTCAATCGTGCCTGCGCGCTGATCGCCTGGGAGGATGCTGCACCGTATTTCGCGACGGTCTCGTTGAGCTTCGTTTCGGCGGCCTGCACGCGCAACGTGGCGCTCTTCTGCTCGTCACGCGCCTTCACGATCTGCGCGGTGGCGGTGGTCACGGCCTTCTGCGCGCGCTTTTCGGCGCCTTCGAGGTTCTTGACCTGCTCCGCCAGCACGTTCGTGCCGGCCGCAGTGTTCATCGAGTCTGCGAACTTCCTGCCGGCGTTCCGGCCGGCCGAAGCCGCTGCGGCCGTCACACCGGAATTCAGTTTCGTTCCGAAAGCGCTCAGATTCGGCAGCACGTCAATCCATGCGGCTGTACCGGCCATGACCATTCACCTTCCTAATCTCACCGGCCCAAAGCCAAGGCCATGAGTTCCTTCCGCTCGCGCATCCGCAATTCCCTGTCAGGGTCTTCCGTCACGGATTCGTCCCGCCGTCGCGTGGGCGGCAGGATGCGTGGCCGGATATCCTCTTCGGTGATCTTGCGTTCCACCAGCGGATTCGTATTGACTATCGTCAATTGCAGTTCGCGGAGCATTTCACCAACGTCATGCGTGAGCCATTCGCCTTCCGTCCAACCATCGCCGGACACCGCCCGGTAAAACACGTTGTCTGGCGGCATATTCACGATGAGGGCATGCAATGCGCGAAGGCCCAACCGTCCCTGCCAGTATTCGGCGATCGGGTCGCGTGGACTGTAGACCGCGCACAAGGCGGCCTCCAGTTCCTCCGCATGCCCGTTCGCCGTCAGCAGGTCTACTGCCGTGTAGGGTTTCCCTCGGCGTCCGTTTCGGTCAGATCGGAACCGACCTCGTTGAGCAGCAGGAGCAGCAGGCTCACTTGACCGCCCTCTTGCTCGTAACGCTCCCACTGGTCGCCAAGCAGTGCTTTCGCCAGTTCGAATTCGTCATCGGCCTTCTGAGCCCTTACGAAAGCGCGCTTCTCCTCGTTCGTCTGGAAGATTGGCGAATGGATTTTGAATACGGTGGCATCCTTGCCGTCATCCAAAGTGAATTCGATCCATTCCGGAATCGTCGGATGCGATTCGAGGTACTTCGCCTTCACTGCCTGAAGGTTGTATTTTGCTCCCATTTCAATCCTTTCATAAAAAACGGCCCTTTCATGCGGCAAACAATGGAGAAGAAAATCCCCACGACGGTGAAAGGGACAAAAGCCGTCGTGGGGAAGAATCAGAAAAAGAGCGGCTGTCAGACTTCGGTCGAGACCTTCTCGCCCTCGTAGTAGCTCTTGTTTACGGCCGGGTCACGATAGAACGTGAACGTGGTCTCCTCGCCTTCCGCGTCGCTGCGCGAATGGGTCAGATCGCCCTGGTTCGTGACCTTGGCCTTGTAGCCCGCCTCGACACGGTAATGCGCGCCGACACCGGTGCCGTCCTGCATGAGGACGAGCAGACGATAGTAGGGAAAGTCGCTGATCGCGCCATCGGAATATTCGAAGCCGTTGTTCTTGTCGGCTGGCCACTGTGCGACCGGGACGCCATGGGCGACGGCCTTCACCCACGCGTTCATTTCCAGGAACGTGACCTGCAGGGTGCGGGTCTTGCTGGTGATGTCGGAGCGAACCGGTTCCAGATCCTGTACGGCGGACACGTCGGAGGAGTCGATGCTTCGACTGATCTTCATGCCATCGGTTGAAATGTATCCGAGAATCTTGAAACCGTCCGGTAGGGCGTTCGGTTTGTTCGTGGTCTTGTCGAAGAATTCCGACGGCATGGCGGTGGAGTAGTCCGCCAATGCGAGCAGCTGGGTACCCCACTTTCGGACGTTGCCGTTGTTGTCGTCGAGAATGCTGACCACATCTGTTGCAGCCATTAATGCTCCTTAAATATTGATGTTTTGTGGTCTGAGGGAAAGCGTGACGGTGGCCGTGCATCGGAGCACGGTCGGATCATCGTCGGCGATTTCCGAAAAAGACGTGAGCGTGGAGGAATCGACGTACCCGTACTGGTTTCCCGCGCCCTGCAAAGTCGACAGGGCGGCGGTCAGCCTGCACGTGAGGTCGTCCAGTGAATCATGGTCGGCGGCGAACACGTCCACATCCAAGCTGGGAGCAGACGTGTAGGTGCCGACGTCGAGGCTTCCGCCCGGCGCGAGGCTCACAACCACGACCGGCAGAGAATCGGACAGATTCTCCGGCACCTCGGTCAAAACCTTCATATCGTGGTCTGCGAGCCATCGGATGACGATGGGCAGTGGCGCCGGCCATGAGCCTTTCAGAGTCAAAGCCATAAGCCATCAGCCCGCTTCCGCGACCGCCCGACGAAGGAAACCCTTCTTCGGATAATGCTTGGAACCGTACTCCTTCTCCGTGGCATGCTCGTCGCCGATGATGACCCGCGCGTATGGTCGCGCGATATGCGTCGGGGACTTCACGCCCGGACGGCGACCTGAATGGATTCGCACCGATTCCGCGTATTCACGGTCGCCTTCCTTCAAGGCGATGCGCTGCACGATGGGAGCGATGCGTCGGGCCTTCGCATCCAAGGCCACGGTGACGGCCGGATTCGTGAGGACGTTCTTCTCCATCCACTCTTTCGAGACTTTGAAACACGTCATAGTTCACCTTCCGTCCGTCCGATGCAGGTTCACCGCGAGATTCCATTTCGTCGGCTTGATGCCGCCATCGAAGGGGATCGGATCGCCGACGACCTGCCAGACACGATCACGCGCGCGGATACGACAGCCGCGAAGTGGCTTGTCATATCCTCGTGGGAAATAGGCCGTCAGGTCGACGCTCAAAGCGTTCGGCAGCGTGCTGTCCTGCACGTCGGCCGGAGTGGCCGCGCCCAGCAACACGCCGGACACCGGTTCATCCGACCATTTCACGGTCTGCGCATTGTATTTCCCGCCACCATCCGTCTTGGAGGGACGGAGCACGACAACCTGTTCACCGTCAAGCATCCGCACCACCATCCAAGCTGATGGAAAACGCCCGCTGGCGGCCGTATCCCAAAGACCGCTTCTCAGCGCTCGTCAAATACAGGTCGCCGGCCGGATTCGAATACGTGAGCGATTCCGAGAAAGGCCCTGCCGTCTGGGTGGACTGGCTGATTCCAGCCGCATCGTCACCAGTCAGCATGGCCCTTTTCACGATCGCGCATGCGATGCGCTTCAACGTCATCGGATTCGCTGCCGCGTATCTCGGGCATTCGGTGCGGATCAGGTCGCTCGCATCATCCAGCAGGACTTCAGCCTGACGTTCCTCCGAATCGGACAGGACGCGCCAACGTGCGACCAGATCGTCGACGGTGGCGAACGCGATCATGTCGTCGCCGGACATCATCAGTCGGCGACGGACTTCGGTTGGATGACGGACGCCGGTGGGTCCTCCACCGTCTGTTGCGACTGGGAGGCGGCGACGGACTTCGGTTGGATGACGAACGCCGGGAAACGCTTCGACTTGTTCGGCTGCACGTCGTTGATCGGATTGGCGATCTGGAAGCCGGCACGGAACACGACGCGCATGGCGACGCAATCCTGCTGGGCGAGGTTGAGGATGACCTTGCCATTATCGTCGGTGATGGGCGCCTGGTCGAGCATCTTGAAAGTGATGTCCTGACGGACGCCGATGACGAAGTTAGACCAGTCAGCGCCGAGCAGCACGGCCTTGGTCATATCCCACGCGCCATTGTCCACTTCGTTGAGGCCGTAACCGTACAGGGTGGACGGGGCGCCGGATGCGAGGGATGGTACGTAGATTGGCGCGCCGTTGTTGTCGCGCAGGCCGATGAGCTGCCAGTTCAGTCCAGGCTGGCTTGCGAAACCGTTCATCGCGAACCCCTGTTCGGCGAGCTTCTGGCCCATGGTCGCCACGTCGGCCGCTAGGTCCGTGCCCTGGGTGAGTTTGTTTCCGGCGGCAATGGCCTGCGGGACGATGCCGTCGGGAAAGCTCGACGGCTTGTCGGTGCCGAACAGGCATGCCTGGTCGAGCTTGTAGCCGATCGCGGCGGTCAATCGCGGCATGACCTCGTTCCAGATGGGGATGCCGGCGTCGTTGATGACGGCTTCCGGGATCGGCACGATCGCGGCGAGTTCCTCCGCGGTGATGTTCAGGCCGCTCCAGCTCATCTTCGTGGTCTGCTTCAAACCGGTGTCGCCGCCGACCCAATAGGCGATGGGCTTGCTGTCCAGCACCGGCTGGGTGCGGGTGCGGGTGCTCATCGTGATCTGGCGTGCGCGGGAGAGCATGACGCTCTGCTTCGGGATGTCCTGGATGATCTGATTGGAGTATTCGGTGGGGATGAGGCCGCCGCCGAGGTCGGTGGAGCCAATCATCTGATTGACGATGGAAGCCATGGGCTTCTCCTTCCGTTAGTGTTTATTTGTTGTGCCGGGCGATCGAACGTATCCAGTCGTCGGCGCTTTTCGGTGGTTTCTGGGGCAGGCCTGACGGGTCGCCGAGCGCGGAAGCGCCGGAACGTTCCGGGTTCTTCCATTCGGAGAGAGCCTTCGCGTTCGCGTTGATCTCGTCCTCGGTCGCGCCGAACAGCAGCGACGCGGGCACTTCGTACTGTTCGGCCGCCGCGTTCTTCCAGGCGTTGACCTGATTGGCTGTCTTCAATGCAGACAGTTCCCTCTCGGCTCGTTCGGCTCTGCGGGTCAGCTTCTCCGTTTCGGACAATTGGCTTTCCTTGAGCCTGTCGAGTTCGTCGGCGGCGTCCTTGTTGGCCTTCGCGCGGGACTCCCATTCGCGGGAGTGCTTGATGGCGTTCTCGTACTTCGCCTTCCAATCCACAGACTTCTGCGGTTCGGTGGACTGGGCGTCCTCCGAACCCTCCCCCTGCGGCTGTTGGGCGTTGTCGATGGTGGCTGCGTCGGTCATTGCTTCTGTTCCTTCCGCCCTGTTCCAGGGCATTGAAAAAGCCTCGTTCCGGGGCTGTGAGTGGTGGGTGCGGGACTCGAACCCGCGATGTGTCGGTGTCGGAGATTTACAGGCTCCTGCCGTCGCCGCTGGGCCAACCCACCAAAAGCGTGATAGAATGTGGAAAGACCGGGGGTCCTCTGCGGCGTTGAAATAACACGCAATGAGCGGAGGGGTGCTCCCGGTTGTTTTATTTCAATTCGATTTCCGAGAACCCTTCACCGTCGAAGATGAAAAGCCTGCGGATTTTCCATTCGCGGTCGTTGTATTTCTCCAATTGGTGCACGAGTTTGTCCTTACGCTTCGTCTGGCCGAGGTCTATGACGAAACAGTCCTTGACGACATCGTGATTCTCCTTGGCGCTTCGAACGGCCTTGGTGATGCGGTCTGCGATCTTGCCGAAATCTGCTTTCGCCATGGATTTCAATTCGCACAATTCGTTCGTTTCAATCCAACGGAAGTCGTTTGTCGCCGTTGCGTTTTCCTTGTCTCTTGGTATCCATTCGACATGGTTGCCGAGATTCTGGAAACGTTCGAGGAACACGATCTCCTGCGGGTAAAGCGTATCCACCGAATGCGGGACCCCGGCCCGTTCCTGACGCCGATACCATTCCGCGTCGGTGGCATCCGCCAATCCCTTCATCGAAAGCAGACGATCCTCGTTCTGGGCGTGCGGCTGCTTCCAATCCTTCGGAACCTTCACGGGCACCAGCCTGCCATCCGTGTACTTCCCCGGCTGGCTCCGCATTGCCGCGAGAACGTCTTCCATTGTGGGATTGTCGCCTGCGGCCTTGTAAGCCTTCTCATAGTCCTCATAGAGCTTTTCTGGGTCGTAGCCTTCGATGTTCGGCTTGTCCTTGTCCCAGCTGGGTACGATCTCGCAGTCGCAGTCGGAATGGTATTTGTTCATCGCGCCGGCGGTTTCGGCTGATTCGTACACCCAGCCGCGGGACGCGAGCATGGCGCAGAACGCGCACGTCTTCGCGCCGGACGGGACTCGCGCGTAGCGTGGTTTCTTCGGATCGCGTTTCGCGTTGTAGCGGATAGTGTCGCGTCCTCCCTGCTTCACGCCCTTGTCCACGACGGCGTTGAGGAAGCGGAGCATCCGCCCCGGGTCCGCGTCGTCGCCGAACAGGACGCCGGCGTTCGCGCGGATCAGCTTGCTGATGTCATCGTTCGCCTTTACCGGCGTGTGTGCTTTGAAATCGTCGGAGATCCACTTGTCGCGCACGCGCTGATACCATTCGGCGGCCGCGACGCTGGATGTGTCGGCGTATTTGTCGATGATCGCCGGCACCAGTTCGAGCAGCGCGTCACGTTGTCTGGCTGGCTCCCAATCGGCTATTTCCGCCCAGACGTTGCCAAGCTCGCGCTTCGCCAACGCCGTCGAGCGCGCTTGGGCCTGGGACAGGCTGTCGATCTGGCTGCGGTCGGGCGTGCGGTTCGCGTCACCGGACATCGTGGCCTCCGATCATGTGTTTCATTCGTCGTCTGGGTTCTTGAGGGAGACGGGCTGGAGTCCGGTGAATCTGACGCCATCCAAACCGATGAGCGAGACCGCGTTGGCCGGGTCGACTCCGGCGCGGACCGCGACGCCCAGCGCATCGAACTTGGCTTTCATGCCGTTAGCCCCCCCCCACATCCGCAGACTCGCCGGCGTTCCTGGTTTCCGTGGCATCGGCCTGCTGCGTTTCGGAGTCCTGCTTCTGGGCTTTGCCGGCATCGCCGACGAGCCTGTCCAGGATGCCGCGCGCGTCCTGCGAGCGGATCGTGTCCATGATGTCCGCGATGTCGTCGTGGTCGAAGCCCGCGTACCGCCAGCCGGTCTCGGACCGGGCGAACGCTTCGGACACTCCGGCGATCTTGCTGAACGCGTCGGCTCGGGCTCCGATGCTGATTTCCTTTGTCGGCTGCCATTGGCAGCGTATCCCGGTCAGCGTGTCTGGCATGTCGGACGGCGGTATGTGTTCCTGGAGGCATACGACCATGCGTATGGTTTCCTCGAGAGCATACGAGAACAGGTGGTTTTGGCGGTCGGCTTCGCGCGAGAGCTTGCGTTCGGCAGCCATCATCGCCTCGGCGCTGGCTGGATTGTCCATGGTGATGCCCAGATCGTTGACCGGGATGCTGGTCTCGCTGGATACCATCAGCGCGATGGTGCGCAGCATGTCGGAGTGCGGCTGCATGGTCATCTGCCGCACTTGCTGGAGTGTTGGTATCTCGTCGTTCTGGTCGCGGCTGACCGAGTTGATGCTGCTGACCAGCGAGCTCCATTTGTCCTGGAACGCTTCTGGGTCGAGGCCGAGGAACCAGAGGCTTGGAGCCGAGTAGAACTCGGCTCCAACCTCCATGCGGAGCATGGTTCTTATGGCCGCGTCGGTCAGTGCCATGAGTGGTCTGGTGATGCGTGATCGTCCGAACGGGCGTTCGGCCTGCGGGTCGTAGCAGACCGGCACCACTGTTGGATATGGCCAGTCGTTCGGGCATGCGACGGCCTTCCATGCGCCGTGGTTCCTGAAACAGCGGTAGACCATGTTAGGGAGCCATATGTTCATGTCGGTCACGTCGCCGTATTCATCGATGTCGGTGATGGTCAACGCGGCTTTGATGCGGTTGCGCATGTAGTCCCAGATGGCCGCTGACCATGTGGCCGGCCGTGGTATCACACGGACGCGGCGGCCGTCGTCCGGGTCTTGGAAGACGGTGAGGAACGCGCATGAGTGCGTGTAGGCGTTGATGATGGTCTCTGGGACGATCAGGTCGAAGCGGTTGGCGTCCATGATCTGCTCGACACCGTGCGTATCCTCGCCGTCCGGTAGGTGGAATCCGTCGAAGACGGACAGGTCGGCGAGAGTCTTCACCGCCTTCGCCGGCCAGCCCACGCATGCGTGAAACCGGCTGGCGAGCTTGTCCGGCACCGCGATGCCGAGGTTCTTCACACGTTCGTGGGCGTTGTAATATTCCGTCCTCAACGCGTTGCGCTCGTATTTCCTGATCCATACCCGGTACAGGCGCTGCACGGTGTCCATGTCGCTGTCGGGGATGCCGGAGATCGGCCCCAATGCGGAGAATTCAACCATAAATATCATCCAACTCTCTGTTTGCGTCCTGGAACACGTTTCGATGTGAACGCACCGTACAGGGCCAGCGTGCAGGCCACCAATGGGCTGATGTCCACGTCGGCTCCGAGCTTGTTCCACGCCAACGCGCCCGAGGCGCCAAGGTTGCGAGTGATCGCGCCTCGCACGGCGGCGGCCAATTGCGGCTGCGCGTCGTCCGGCAGGTGTTTCAGCTGTCCGTCGTTGAGCATGTCCTGGAATCGTCCGTAGGCGCGTCCCATCTCGGCCATCGAGGTGATGGTCACTCGGACATGAGCCTTCTGCAGTTCGGACAGCAGGCTCATGGCCGGCGACTGCGCGTCGATCACGACGGCGGCGGTCTCCGGCCAACGTTCACGCAGCCATTCGACCGCCCATTGGGTGCCGTTGCGGTGCGCGTCCTCGATGGCGGCCATCTGGATCAAGGCCGTGCCGTCGTGCAGCTTCAAGGCATTGCCGATGACCAGCGTGCTGCGGTCCGGCGGCATGTCCAAGGCGAAACTCGGAATGCCTCCATCCGGCACCTGCATGGTCTCGGACTGCTTCCACAGTTTCGGATCAATAGCGCGAACCGCCACATGCTCGTCCCAGATGCCCAAGGCCTCGCGTCTGAACGAATCTTCGGCGAGCAGGTTGCGCATTCGCATGATCGCCTGTTCGCTGGTGCGCTTCGGATAGCTTGGATTGGCTTTCGCCCACGCCTCACGGTCGTCGGAATCCGCATCACGGTCGGCCGCCAGTTCGACGTACAGCATGCCCTCGGCGTCGCCGCCGAGCGCAAGATCGCGTTTCTCGCCGAACGCCTCGGACTGGTCGCCCGGCTTCGGCGGATTGCCCATGAACACGACCAGAGGATTCGGACTCGTGTTCACGATCGGAATCAGATTGTCCAAAGCCTTCACGGTGAGGATCTGCGCCTCATCGAACACTTCGATGTCAGCGGAGTGCAGGCCGCGGCCGAAGCCGTTCTCACGGGCGCCGAACATGATGCGGCTGCCATTCGTGAATCGAATCTCCTGCTGGCCGTTCGCACGGCGAACGTTCTCCACATATCTGGCGAGCTTCGGATTATGCGTCATATCGCACATGTCAGCGAACGTCTCGTCCGAGGTACGCGTATGATGCGCCGTCCAGATCACCAGCGTGTTCGCCCGTCCGGCGCACAGAATGAAAATCGCGTTGCCGACGGTGAACGTCTTGCCGATCTGGCGGCAGCTGGATAATACCGCGCCACCGGAGCCGCATGCGTACTTGCCATCCGCGCGTTTACCGAATAGAAGGTAGAGGAAGCCCTTCTGCCACAGGTCGAAGTGTATGCCGGCCTTGCACGCGGCCTTGTCAATCATCGCGAAATCGCTCGACGTGATGCCTTCCGGCTTCACGAGCCGTTGGGCGAGTTCAGACAATCGACGCTCCGACATCCTCCGAAACCTCCGTCACATCATCGTCATCGAACAGTCCGCCACCGCCCTGCATGTTCTCCAACCGTTCGCTGACCGCGATCAGCTGTCTGCTGATGGCCGGCAAGGCGTTTGCTGGAGTCGAGATGTCGTCCAATGCCGCGCGCAGGCGGTCGCGGTTGTGCCGGAGCACGTCCTCGAAGGAATCGTCCATCATCCGTTCGAAGCTGCGTCGGTCAAGCTCCGGGATCCTTGCCGGATCATTCTCTTTCGCCTGCTTCGGTTTCGGGACGGCAACGATCTCGCTGTTCTTCTTCCTGCGTCGATAGGCTTTTGCCTTGCATGCGCCTGAACAGTACTTGCTTGGCTTGCCGCGGCCGGATGGACGGAATTCCCTGCCGCATTCAAGACATTTCATAACGTCATACCTCCGTCACGTTTTCCCTATCGTCACGTTTTGAAATCTCGGGGAGAAATCAGCCCTATGCGGCGGGGCAGGCAGCACCGGGGCGGTAGGGTCACCTGCCGTGGGTGTCCGGTCAGATGCCAATGGTTTTGAATGGCATTGAGCTTTGTTTGATGGTTGGTTTGCCCGCGGCTTCGCGTTTCGCCCATTCGTTTGAATGGTTGCTTTTGTGTTGATTGCAGCATCGGTGTGTGAGTTGGACGTTGTTCCATGCGAGTGGGTCGCCGCCTCGGCTGACTGGGATGATTTCGTCGACTTCGGCGCTCATTGGGTGTGGTGTCTTCAGTGTCTTGTCGACTGGTTTGCCGCAGATGGCGCACACATCGTATGCTGCGAGGACTCTTGCTCGGAGTTGTGCGCGTTTCCAGCCGTTGGTTTTTCTTGGGTCTGGCTTGTGTTGTCTGCGCATTTAATCCGTGATGTCGATGCCGAGTTGTTGGAGTGCGCGCAGGTAATCGGCTTGGTAGATGCGGAGTCCCCATGCGGCGAGGGCGTCTTCGCGGTTGAGCTGCATGGTGGTTTGCTCGCCTTGGTCCGCGATGCGTTTGAGCTGGTGAGCAATCTCTTGAAGTACGTCTTTCATTGTTGCTCCTTTGCTTCGGATTGGTTGGTGCCTTCGGCGGGAGTCGAACCCGCGCATACATACGGCCGCAAGGAAGAGGATCCGAAGATCTGCGACCGGTGCGATCTGCCACTGATTCCTACGAAGGCATGGACAGGCGGTTTGAGCTTCACTGCATCGCGAGTCGCGGGATTGGCTTGCCTGCCACTGTTGGTGTATGCCCACTCTGACGTGAGTGGGCGGAGCGTGTCCGATATGCCGCTCAGACAGGACGGTGTTACGTAGCCCAAGGAGTTAGGAGAATCCAAGGTGGATATGAAAAGGGTTCAAACCAAGTCGCCTCGGTTTGAACCCTCTAATCCACTGACAATTGTGCGTTGCACTTTCGATTTTGTCAAATCGAGTCGCGTCGCACGACCTGTCCATGCACGTCGGAAAGCCTGTACAACGGCTGCCCCTTCACGTTTTCACCAACCGGTTGGAGCCTGCCGCGCTTGCGCCATGAGCGAATCGTGTTCGCGTTGCACTGGAATCCGCATTCGCGCAGCAGTTCCGCACACTCCCCCGCCGTGAACGCGCGTCCCGACCGAACGCATTCCCTCAGGAACCCCAACCGCACATCCGCCACAAGGTAAGTGTTGCCGCACACGGGACATGCAACGCTTACCGCGCCGACCGCCGCTGTCAATTCGACTCCGCACAGCGGGTTCGGGCATCTTCCGATGCCATGTTTCGCAGGCGGCACGTCGATGATGTCCAGCGTCTTTCGAACCATCGACTCCCACTCATGGTAGAAGTCGGCGATGTCAGGCATGCGGCGCAGTCGAGGACTGCCGGCGCAGGCACGCAGCATGTCCACCAGCGGCGGATGCACGTCACAGGTAGCCCAAGGCATGGCGGGCGGAGCGTACAACCGGCGCCAGAGTGCGATTGCGGCATCCTCGATGGCCTGCATGTGGTCGAGCACCGGCAATCGGATTGGCGTAGGCGCGGATGGAAGGTTGACGCGTCCAGGCTGGCGGCCTCCGTAGTGCGCGGTCGAGTCCAGGAACTCATGCAGCGAATCCAACCATGATGGATATTCCCGCAGCCAGCCGCGCATCAGCCCATCGCATCTCGCGCACATGGTGTCGCCGACAGCGCATTCTCCGCCGCAGACGAGGCACACGCCGGCGAGCGCTGGCTTGTTTTGGTTGGTTTGTGCTGGTTGTGTCTGGTTTGGTGTTGGTTGGGATTCGTTGGTTTGTTCGTTCATTTGTTCGATTCCCTCCGGCGTGGTAGTCTTCTGGTGGTGTCAGGAGCCCGGCCGGAAGGTCGGGTTTCTTGTTATTCGTGGTGTTGTTGAATGATGGCTTTGATTTCCTCTTTGGGGACTTGTGGCATCAGTGGGGCGATCTCATCGAGGCTGTATCCGGCCTGATGCCATTTGATGATCATGTCCGTGAGGGTTTTCTTCACTTTCATTTCGTTTCCCTTCGTATTTGCTGGATGATCGTCTCGTATGGTTTGCGGTGGAAGATGCGTATCCACCATTCGGGGCGGCGGCCCCATATGGTTTTGACTTCGGTGAGGGGAAACCATGATACGTACCATTTTTGGCAATTTCCGCAGTACAGCACCTCGCCTTCCTCCTTCGGTCTGGGATGCTCATGGTCGAACGCTGGCGGCCTTGGCACCAAATAACTTCGATTGCTCATTTTGTGTCCTTGAGTGTGATGCGTGTTGTTTTTCTCATTTCGTTTCCTCCTGGTGTTTGCGCCATCCGCCGTTGGCGTATCGGTTCCATCCGCGGATCGCGGTTTTGATGCTGTCGTCCGGGGTGGTGATCCAGACGGCGTTCGGACATCCATGGCATTTGGCGATCCAGATGCAGTGCATCTTGGCTCCGATGATCCGGGCGTAGGGTTCGATGCCGGGTTTCCTCGTGCCGCAGTATGGGCATGGACTGGTCCTATGCCATTTCCTGGCATGCGATGTGGTGTGTTTCATGGTTTGCTTTCCGTGATGACGACGGCGCGGATGCCGTCCGAGGTTTTGTTCGTGTGATGGCGTAGGTCGCAGTCGATGACGTGCAGTCCTATGCCCCGGTATTTCAGGACCGCGTGGACCGGACTCAACCGGATCAGATCCAATGGGCCGTCCAACGTGACATCCATGCCGGTGAGCGCGATGCATCGCCGGCCGATCAGGTCGGCGGGATTCCGGTACCGCCACGCCATATGCGTCTGGACCGTCATGGCCGGCCTCCGATCCAAGCGACCAGGACGGCCGCGCACAGGAGCATCATGGAGACCGCTGTCATCACCATGCTCCCTTCAGGAGCTTGCGGTATCGGATGTAGTCGTTGATGTCGCGTCGGATGCAGTCGCGCACCCTGTGCGTGCCACGATGCCCCTCGTACGGATCCTCGGGACAGTCGATGAACCTCAAATACCGGCGGAGCGTGGTCAGGTCGAACTTGCGGTAGGACAGCCACCTGTCCGGGTTCAGGTCGAGACGTTTCAGGAAGTCGAGGTCGAAGTCCACGTTCGTTCCGGCCGGAACCAAGGTGAAGCGTTGCGACAGGGATTCGAGATACTCCTCCACAGCGTTCACGACCGCTTCCACGCAGTCGTTCCTGTCGGAGCCGTTCAGCAGTTCGAACAGGAGACCATTGTCCGTGTGCATGGAGAACGCCATCGGACTCATGTCCAACAGGTCGAGATAGTCCGGTCTGATGATGCGATGCAGGGATCCATACGAATGCTCGCCCAGCACGTCGGTGCATTCCATGCCGACCTCCAACGGCAGACTGTCATTCCTGTCCGTACCGGTCATTTCGAAGTCGAGCCAGAGCAGCGCCTCCGGCTTCCCATTCCGGTCTTCGTCCTGTTTCCTCATGATTCTTCCTTCCAATCGCTTTGCCATTCGATGATTTCGATTTGAGTGAGCCGTTGCGCCGTGCCGTCATCCAACAGCCACCACCAGTCGCCGTTCCAGTCGCGTATCGGCGCGTTGAGCGGACCACGCCAACTCGGGATGATGTAGCCGAACCGTTCCGCCTCGGCCGGATGCGCGTGCGCCCAACCATGACAGCCGGTCGTGCCCGACCCGCACAGTTCGACGATGTTGCACGGCAGGTCACGCACGGTCGGGTCGGCCCGACGGCGCAACTGCCGGTGGTGGCCGCTCCTGCCCGGCCAGACGGTCGGGTCGTGCAGGTTGCGTCCGCAACGCATGCAATGCCAACCCTGACGTTGCAAGGCGACGCGTTTCGATTCCTGGAATTGCCGGTCGCTCATCGTCGCTCCCTTCCGAGCTGGTCGAGCAGGCTGATGCAGGTCGAGCAGTCGCGTTTGATATCGCGGACGAGGTCAAGGTCCACATCGGCGAGCGCCGGGCCTTTGAGCGCGTCGAGTTCCAATCGGTCCGCGGCCTGGATGGCCGAGGTGAGGACGCCGGCCACGTGTGCGATGGTCATGGCGTTCATGCCGCCGCCTCCCGTTCGAACAATTGTTCGGCCAGCACGTCCCCGGGCACGTCCTCGAGCTGACGGCGCAACATCTCCGGATCCACGCCCTGGTTGAGCAGGTCCGCGACCTTGCATGCGAGCTCCATGTACGTGTCCGTACCCTCGCAGGCTATCGGGCCGAGAACGCGTTTCACCTCTTCACTGCCCCACGTGAACCGTCGGCGAGCGTTGGAATCCTTTGGTGTGGCGAATCCGCGTTCCTTGCCTTTGACGAGCCAGTTGCGGAATTTCGCGTTCCAGTCGGCCGAGCGGGCTCCCGAGTCGAGGGCCCTGTCGCGGAATTTCCCGGCTTCGATGTCGCAGTCGATGCCGAGCCTGTCGGCGAGCGCCCGGTGTTCCTCAGAGGGTTTCCAGTCGGCTGGTATTGGGATTGGTTTTCTCGCGCGCGCGTTACTCTCTCTAGGTTCTATATAACTTTCTTCCTTATATAGGTTTGGGCGTAGTGATACTGCGCCCCTAATTGCGCCTCTGACGGCTGTTTTTTGCGCCCCTAATTGCGCCTCTTGGCTGTTTTGGGGCGTAGTATGCTGCGCCTCGGATTCGTTCTTTTTTAGGGGCGCAGTTTTTGCGCCTCTAAAATCCTCCATGCTGAGGTTCCATACGATCGGGCGGTGGCGTCCGTAGTGTTCGGTGAGCCTCTGGTCGCCCTTGACGATCAATCCGGATGCCTCCAGGTCGTGCAATCCATGCTGGATGGTACGGCGACTGTACCCGGTGAGAGCGCACAGGCGCTTCTGGGATGGGAACGCGCCACGGCCTTCGGTGTCGGCGTGGTCGGCGAGCGCGAGGAGGATGCGGAGAAGCGACCCTTTGGCCATTTCGGCGGGCACGTCGTACATGGCCCACTCCAATGCCTTCATACTCATGATTCCTGCTCCTTTTCGACCATCGCGCCCTTGAGTGCCTCGCGTTCCTCCGCACTGGGCTGGTATCCGAGGTGTTCCAATGCGCCGTACCAGACGCACATCTCATCAACGCCGCGCATGGTGCGCCACGCACGCCAATCGGCGTTGTCCTCCTGACGTGCGACCAGCACGTCGAGGATCCGCAGCGGCCTGTCCCTCAACACCATGCGGATCTGGTCGAGGTTCTCCTTGCATTCCAACGACCAGTGGTCGCCGTCATGCTCAGTGATCGGCAGGCTCCATCCAAAACCGATGAGCGCCTCCACGACACCCTCGCCATGGAGGCGCTGGCCCACGAACATCGAATGCCAGCCGACCGTCTCAGCGAGCGCGAGTTCGCAGATTCCCGCCACTGTCTGTTCGCGGGTGAGCGTGTGGAGGTTGGTTTTCAGCCATGCGAAACGCGTGTCCCTCGCAATCGCCTCGAAGTCCCTAGCCTTGCGGTCGAGTTCCTTCCCCCGTGCCACGATGGCCTGACGTTCGGCTTTCGCGCTCTCAGCCCATTCGAGCTGGTCGAGTGGAATCGGCTCGTACAGGCAGTAGTCGCCGTGGTTCTTGAAGACGCAGAATTCCGGCCACCCATCCTCGCCCGTGAACTGCTTCCAGAACGGATCCCGAGTGGAGGAAATGATGTTATGCCGCCTGTAGCCGCGCGGTTCGAACGTCCAATAGTTCTTCCCGTCGGGGAAGGACTCGACCTTGACGCCGGCCTTGGCGAGCGCCTTGTCGGCCTCACCGCACCATTTCGTCTTGTCGCGTCCTCTGACGAGCCTTTGGTACGTCCATTCGAAGTCGGTGGACCGTGCGAGCTCGCGTTGCATGTCCGGGTCGGATTCGAATTCGGCGAGCTTGTCCAACTGGTCGAGCGACAGTTGGCTGAAATCGGCGGACATGTCGCGCGTCTCCTGCGGGATTCTGGCTATCTTCAACCGTCTGCGGACGAAACGGTCGCTGCGTCCCGTCTTCTCGGCCATCTCCTTGACCCGCACGCCCAGGTCGAGAAGCCCTTGGTAGCCGTCGGCCTCCTCCACTGGAGTCAGGTCGGAGCGTTGCGTGTTCTCCACGAGCATGATCTCGCGTTCGCGGCGCGCGTCCATCTCCTCGACGATCGCGGGCACGGTCGAGAGTCCCGCCTGTCTGGCCGCGGCGAGCCTGCGGTGGCCGATCACGACCCGGTACTGCTTGCGTCCGCCGATGTCCGTCTCGCCGGTCGGCGTGACCAGCAAAGGCTGTTTGATGCCCTGGCTTCGGATGCTCGACGCCAGTTCTTCCACGTCGCCGACCTGCTTGCGTGGATTATGCGGGTTGGCATGCAGGTCGTCCACTTGCAGATTCTCTATGGTGATACTCATGGTTTCTCCTTAGAAATCCGGTTCGGATTCCGGCTTGCCGAAATCACCGAACGATGCCGATTTGTCCTGTGGCTGACCCCACGGGTCCGACGGAGGCAACGAGGCACCGGCAGCGGCCCCGCCCGTATAGCCCGCCGGAGCGGAGGACGGATTGCCATACGCTCCAGCCGTGCCACGCTGCGCCTTGGCCACCTGCGCGGTCGCATAGCGCAAACTCGGCCCGATCTCGTCCACCTGCAATTCCATGGAAGAACGCTTCTGATGCTGCTCATCCTCCCACGAATGCTGCGTCAGCCTTCCCTGCGCGATCACACGCATGCCCTTGGCGAGGGAACGGGCGCAATGCTCGGCCAGATCACACCACACCGTGCAGCGGAGGAACAACGCATCCCCATCGACCCACTGATTCGACTGCCTGTCGAACGTGCGAGGAGTGGACGCGATCGTGAACCCAGCCACGCTCCGACCGTTCTTCGTCGACCTCAACTCCGGATCCGCGGTCAGATTGCCCACCACCGCGATGATCGTCTCACCAGCCATCAGAACCTACCTTTCACGGCGAGAGTCTTGATGATGCGGATGGTCTCGCCACCATCCCTGGTCTTCACCATGTGTGTCAACTGCGCGGCAGCGCCCTGATGGAAACTGTCATCAGGCATCACCTCCAACACGGGAGACGCCACCTCGGACACGAACCGGCCCACCAGTCCGGTGAACCGCACGCCCACCGATTCCAAGATCTCCAGCTCCTTCCACGCCTCGGTCTCCATCGCCCGACGGCACGCGTCGGCCACCGCCCTGTCGCCACGCGTCATCCCCTTCATGCCGACGTCCTTGACCGGAGCGTTCGGACTGAAATGCCAATGCGGCAGAATCTCCTTCATCGGTTCCTCCCTTGACCTTGATTGATTGATACGAGATTGATTGATATAAGCCGGACCGCTGGGCGCCATGACAGCAAAGAAGCACGCCCATCGTTCCCACACCCCCAAGAAAGCTGAACGAAGCGGGGATGCGGGCGGCGTTGACGGTCCGGCCAAGCGCCGGCGGCGGGATTCGAACCCACAGCGGACGGTGTGACGGCGGAAGACGTGAGAGTGAATGCGTGAAATGCAATGTGAGATGAAAGGACACACGCCTCCGCCATCCGTCCGCGTCCTTGTACGCCGGCGGATACGGTCAGACGTCGCCATCCACGTCATCGCGCGGAGCGAACCTGACCGTCAGCCACAGGGCCGTGGCCAGATACACGCCCTCCACCACAAGCGCGCCCGTCAGACCGCCGCCATGCCAGGTGAGCATGAGCGTCACGCTCACGACCAGGCCGACCACGGCGGCCGCGAACTTCACACGACGCAGCGTGTAGTTCGGCCTTCCCTTTTCGGACCCGTCATCGATGCGATAGTCGTTGTCGGTCATCTTGCGCCTCCGATGCTTTGAATGAATGTCCTTGCCTGGTCTTTTCCGATGCTCGCCAGCTCGTGGCTTCCGTCGACGTCGAGCTCCATGAGGCTGGCGCCCTTGCCCGTGACGCGAATCGCGTAGCCGGTCAAGCCGAACATGATCACCGTGTCCCTCGGCGGTACGGGTGGTGCCAGCAGCGTTTCCGCGTCGATTCTCCTAAGCGTCATCACAGCTCCTTGCGAATGTCGTTCATGCTTACTCCTCCAACGATTTGACGTATCGGTCCATTTCCTCGCGTCTGATGTGACGGCGGGAAGGCGTTCCTCGTTTACTTGGCGGACGAAACGTGTCTATGTCGCCCTGGTTGACAGCCTGCCGGAGGCCGTCGTAGTCGATCCCGTACAGGCTCGCGGCCTGCGGGATGGTCCATGCGAGCCTGTCCTTCAACGGGATACGGCTCGCATCCTTGAGCTCGTTCTGCAAAACCATCACGCGCCTCCTTTGCGTGTGTGATGCCGGGCGGCGTTAGGAGAACCGCCCGGCCCCCTCCTAAAATCGGTGTCATCCCGCATATGCGACGTGCGGGCCGAACAGTTAGGAGAAGCATCAATGAACCCAGCCGAGTACATGCTGCAGTTCTTCAAGATCGAGGAAAGGGACGATGAATTCGACGATGGGATATCCACATCGTTCAGCAGGATGCATGACGCCGAAACGTGCCTAGACAATCTGATCAAGATGAATGTCAGACGGTTGGGCACGACGAAAAGCGTCATGCCGCAGATATGGCAGAAACTGTGGGAGTCATACACAAATCCTTCGGGAACCGGATACTGGGCCGGTTTCTCGACTTCCCAGCAACGGGATGTCCCTCTGGATGCGGCCGAGGCGCAGGCATTGGAGATTATCGCCGACAAGTCGCCATCGCTACCGATCTCCATCGCCGAAGAGGAACGCAAGACAATCTCCGAGTTCCTGGACGAGGCGTTGAAGGCGGTCCGAGAGGATGACAGTCTGCCGACATCGCTGCGAGTGTACGTACTGGACCTCATCTCCGAAGCGAAAAGGAACCTCGACGAATACGCGGCTGGGAAAGAGTTCGACCTGAAGGTCTCCCTGCAGGCCCTGTTCGGAGTGCTGTACATGGCGGAATCACAGACCGGGAAGCCCACTGTATGGGAGAACCTGAAGAGCAAGATAGCGAAACCGTTCATTTCAGCGCTTCTTTCCGAGGGTGCCCGTCAGCTTGTCGCGTCCGGGGCATCTTTCCTTCAGCTTCCCGGGTGACTTCCGGCGGCTTGCAGAACACCAAGCAGTCCTCGTAGAGCCGCTTGCGTGCGAGAAACCTGTTGGATGCCTGCGAGGCGATCATCAGCATCGCGAATCCGAAAAGGATCTCCCAACGTTCCATCCGTCGGAGGCCGGCAATCAGGCAGAACGCTCCGACACCCATGTAGATCAGCGCGAACATCGCCTCGAACGGATTCGGTTTGTCGATACGGCACGGAATAAGAGAGTTGTCGACCGACATCACGCACCAGCCTTCGGATATTCGAGCTGGAGCGTTTCCTCGCCGAACCGGCGGGCGATCAGGGCAAGGCCCTTCCTCGTGACCTTCACTGTCGGCGGGAACGCGGACGGAGTCCCGTCCTTGTGCGTCCCATGCGACTTCGACGGAACCATCATCAGATGCCCGGCATTGATACGGCTCTGACGTGCGGACCAATGCTTGTTCTCACGGAAAATCCAGTCATGCCGGTCAAGCCATTCGAACAGTTCCGTCTGCCCGACAGTCCTACCCAGGTTGCTGAGCAGTTTCGCGGAATCACGAACGGAAAGCGCATCGTCGATATCGACGAAGTTGTCCCACGCGGACGCCTTGGGCTGGAGTTCGTCGATGCGCGTCTGCTGTTCGGCGATCTTCCGTTTCTGCGCTTCCATGGTGCGCTGGCCGATCATCACGGCCTTCGCGAGGATGGTCATGTCATCATCCGCGTCTGTGGTGGGAATGTAGCCGCCGGTTTTGCGGATCTGGGGCAGCACCTCATGCGTCACCCAACGCTTGAACTCGTGGGCTTCCGGCTTGCGTGAGCCGAGAACAAGGACATACAGACCGGCTTCGTTGACGATGTTGGTCTCACCCTGACGCCCTAGATTGAATCTAGACCGTTCATCATCGTCAAGCCTTTTCAACGCATCGGATGGGTTACTGATTTCGAGGATGTCGCATACGTCCTTGGCGACGAACCATGGTTCGCCATTCTCGTCGGTCAGTGTGCGCAGTGCCGCGCCGTTGAAGTTGTAGGATTGAATCTCACTGGTCATTTTGTTTCCTTTCGAAGTGAGGGGCGATGAACGCCGCAAAGTTTGTGAAGAATTTCCTGCTCACAGCCAACGAAGAGCAGAACGTGACGTTCTCCATCGCAGACGTGTCTGGAGCCATGTCTGTCGTGGAACAGACGATTCGCGTTATGGCTGAAGCCGGCAACGAGGACGCGCAACTGGCCTCGAACTGCCTTGAATCAATCTGGCTTGATATCTGGGCCGCGTACGAGCACGGAGGGAAAAACCGCGAAATGCACAGGTCGAACGTTTCCCTGAGCATTCAGGACCGGATGGCGCTGCGCACGGCGGAACGACTGCTGGACCAGGGACCCGAACAGTATCCACGTGAACGCCGCGACGATATCCGTTCGATGATCGATGAGCTGCCATCGTTGCTGAACAACATCACACTCCCGCAAGGGCTCAAGGAATACATCGCCCGCCTTGCACGCGAAGTTCGAATAGCGTTGGACGAGTACGACCTGACCGGCGATTTCAAACTCGATATCGCGTTCACTAGATTGCAGACCTCGCTCAATGTCGCAGCCACCGTTTCCAAAGACGCCGAATCACAAGGGAAGCTGGTCGGTTTCCTGAAGACGAAGGTCTGCCCGTGTCTTGCCGCCGGAGCCCTCGCTCTTGGAGCCGTTTCAGACGGCGCGACTGTTTTGGACTATCTTGGAGTCCACTCCCAGATTGCTTCATCCCAGCAAGCTTTGAATACGTCTCACGAACAATCCGGGAACGATAACCCTCAAGATCAGTGAGGGTCAGCCGTCCATCAGCCGCCTGTATCTTCAGGTCGTCTACGACGCCGTAGAAGACATCGAGTGCGGCTTCGAATGAGTCTCCGTCATACTTGGATAAATCAACAACCATTGGTTGCTCCTTTCGATTCATGCGTCGGCGAGCGCGGCTCACGGCTTGATCTGTTTGATGCCGTCGATTGGTTGGAGGAGCTTGATCATGAGCTGGTAGAGGCTCATGCCGAGCATCGTCGCCGTCTTCTCGAGTTGCTCGGTGTTAAACGACCCCTTGCCTCCCAGACGTTCGCTGACGGTTTTCTCGCTCATGCCGAGTTCCTTGGCGAGCGCGGCCTGTGTTTTGCGGTGCCGTGCAAGCTCACCGCTGAGATTCCTTGCGATGGTTTCCGTCTCACTCATCTGTCTTGCCGCTCCTTTCTTTGTTCATTGCCTTGCGGTAATTCTTACCGTACTTAATTGAGTAAGTTTATTGTTACTCAATTAAGTATTCTTTACAAATCCTTCTCAATTGGGTACCATGTTGGGCATGGGAAGCATTGCCAGAAATGAAGTCACCGAAGACAGCAAGAGAATCATCGACATATGTCGAGATCTCGTTAAACGAAGCGGAATAACAAATGCAGAGTTCTACAAAAAGAGCGGTATGAGAAACAACTACTGGCACGTAAGGCTCCGATATGAAGCGCCGCTCACGACGTCCGACGTGGAGCACATCGCCTCCACATTCGGGCTCACCAGCCTCGACATCTACACACGCGCACTCGGCAGCGAGGCCGCCCGCGCCTACGAGGCCCGCGAGCGCGAATCCCGGATCACCGATGACCTGGTCGAGCCGAGGTTCGAGGATCTGCCACCACAGGAGCTTGCCGCCAGCAGGGACATGAACCGCAATCTTGAAGCCGAAACACCGGACGAATGACAGATTTCACGGCTTTGCGAAAAACTACTATTATACACCTTTTTCAAATTATTAAAAATGACCGAATT